CTGTCCAGCTGCTTTTCCTTTTGCGCCAGAACCTTGAGCGTCGCCTGCTCGTGATCCTCGAGCGTTTCCATGTACTCCTCGTAGAGCTGTTCGTAGGTCTGCTTCTTCTTGCCAACCGACGGATGCCGGTATCCGGGAATGTCCTCGATACAGAGCGCAAACAGCTGCGCCACGGGATTCTGAATCTGGTTGGTGACGTAGAAGAGCGTGTCCAGCGGCAGCTTCTTCTCGGCCGCATACGCAATGTGCTCAATCTTGTCGCACTGCAATCGCTTGTCGGGCGCTTGGATGTAGACAAACTTCAATCGGTCGCCGACGTTGGGCTTGTTGCCCGGGTCCCGCTCGGCCATGCGGTCCGCCAGAATTCGGTGTGCTGGAATCGTGGCGCTGCCCTCGTACCCCTCCTTCATGGCCTTGTAGTCGTCCCGCAGCTGCTTGGTGATCGCAAACTTGTCGATCGGCATATCGCCCTTGACCACCTTTAGCAGCATGGTCTTGACAAACTCGGCGGCCTTCTTGACATCCTTGTCCAGCAGGAGAATGTCGAGAGCTCCGCCAAACACGTCCTTGACGATCGGGGCATTGTCTCGCCGCTTCAGAACCACCCCCATCGACGCTCGCTTGCACTTGGTCGGATCTTCCTCGTACTTCATCCCGACGTAGCGCTTGCGGCAGAAGAGAATAAAGGGGTAGAAGGTCTTTTCGTACCCAATGACGAAGGCCTTGTGCGGGCAGCGCTTGGTAATCATGTCGGCCGACTCTTGGCCGAGCTTGATGGCCTGCTCCAGCGTCTTGCCGGGGAACTTGACAAAGATCGAGTCTGTATTGTGCACGACCAGCCCCTCGGGCCCGGCCTGAAAGTTGTGGTTCTCGGTGGTCAAGTCGTAGACCATCGTGCCCGGCGCCGACGGCGGCAGCACGTCCACCTGAAACACCTTGAGCCCCGACGTGCGGTAGGCCGACATCAGGCGATCCCCATGCCGCAAGTCGGTTGGCTTGATGGGCTCGCCAGTCGCCAGCAAGAGCGAATGGTCCGAGGTCACATCAATGTAGCTATTGTCCTCTCCGTAGTGCACCCGCAGAATCGGCTTGCTGACTAGGTGCCGAATTATCCGGCGCACCCGAGTCCAGCCCTCGGCCGTGTAGCTAAAGGTCCTCGTCAGCTCGTAAAACTCCTTGCCTCGGCTCTCGACCCACTTTCCCTCGGGCTCGAGCGTGTGCAGGTCCTCGATATTCACGTAGGAGTGCGGAACTGCCCCGATGCCAACCCGCACCATGACGGACGTGTCGCCCACGACCGAGTCGCCGTACACGACTTCGGCCGCAAACTCGTTCTCGACCGTCTCCTTGGCAAAGAGCAGCTGCCGGCGCCCCACGGCCGTGGTGCAGGCCGCCACGCAGATCTTGCGGATCGCCGAGGTCTTGGAGCCCAACTGGCCGTAAATCGAGTTGGCAACGACCTTGTAGGCCAGCTGCAGACCGTTGTATACTGACTTTTGCGCATCGTCTACCATCGGGTCCTCCATCTTTTTCCGGGCCTCTTTGCGCTTCTTGAGCATGATTTCGAGCGCCGTAGGAATCAGCCCGATCGAGAGGGGATTGTCGGGCGTCGGCTGCACGTACACGCACGTCGAGCGCCCTACGACCTTGCCGTCGTCGTCCTTGACGTCGTACGAAATCTCGTGGCAGTTCATGATGCCCTTTACCTTTTCGGCCGCAATTCCCTCATACTCGATGAGTTTCCCTGCCGCATTGTAGGTCTTCATGCAGACAAAGGTATCGGGCGAGAGGTTCTCGCCAATCATCGACGAGGGGTACAGGCTGTTAAAGTCCAGAACGGCGATGGGCGTGTCGAGGTACATGCCGATCTTGGGTGAAATCACAATGGCGCCCTCGTATCCCGAGTCCCCGTCGTACGAGTGCTGCGTCAGCAGGACCTGGTCCCGCTTCGAAGCCTCGTAGGCGACTCTGGAGAAGATCTTGATGCCCTGTCCTCGCAGAAACAGGAACTGCAGCGGCACAAAGCAGACGTCGGCCATGCCCCTGGCGTTGGAGAAGGTGTCGAGCTTGGCCATGAGCGTCAGGACCAGGTCGCAGTCCTGAATGCAGTACTTGGCAATCGTCGCACGGTCCTCGTCCGTACCCTCGTGCATTCGAAAGAGATCGTGCGGGTGAATGTCGTCCTTAGTGAATGACCACTCCAGACCGCCAGCAGCGTCGGACACGTCGATCGCCTCGTCGATCGTGATTGTCTTATTAGTCAAGGCTTTGACGAGGAACTTTTTGCCGTCCTTGTACGGATTCACCGTGTTGCCCACAATGTCGAGCCGCACAAAGTTGCCAACCGACAAGCCCCTCGTCGTCTTGGTGTGGATCACGTCGCCCTCGCAGCGAAGCACCTTGTCCCGGAGAAACGTCGAGGCCACGTTATCGAGCGTGTACGAGTCGAGGTTGTGCTCACGGCGCATGTTGAGTAGCAAGTCGATCGTCAGGCGGCCCGGAGTGCGAATGTAGTGCACATTGTACTTGCCGCTCGCCAGTTCAAAGGTCTTGTGGTCCATCGGGTCGTCGCCCCACACGGGTCCCCGTGCGAGATTCAGCTTGAGCCCGTTGGCCTGCGCCCTCGTCATCAGAAAGTTATCGTCAAAGCCGTACGTATTGTAGCCGCAAATGACGTCGGGGTTCTCGTCTCGAATAAACTGCTCAAATCCTTCAATCATATCGGCCTCGGTCGGAAAGCCGACGTACTCGGCGTGCTTGGTGACTCCGCCCACCACAAACACTCGACGCTTGACGTTGGCGAGCATATTGTTGGACCACCGCAGCGTGACGCCGATCTGAATGACGGGGTCGCCGATGGGGCCGCACTCCCGCTCGAGTTCTCGTGCGACTGCCGACCAGTTGCCCGTTTCGATAATGACCGTGTGCTTCCGAACAAACGCCGCCACGCTGATCGGCCGCAGCGCCCCGCCCTCCATCGCAATGCGCCGCTCAAAGACTTGTGCAAACGTCTCGTCCTCGGGCGCCTCGTCGAGGTCCTTGGCGATCTTGTCGACCACGCTTTCCCACTCCTTTTTCGGTACGGGAAACTGGCCGCTCTTGGACATGCACTCAATATCGTAGGCCGCAATCAGCAGCGGAATATCTCGAGAGGGATCGCTGCGAATGTTCTTGGCGTGCACCGTCCAGGCGGGCGGACCGTCGTCGTTCTTGAGCTTGGCCGTCGTCATGTAATTCAGCGGCGACGCCGGAGAAATCTCGTGGTCGTGGTAGAAGCGCAGCATCGGCGGCAAGTTGGCTTCATACACCCGCAGAGCCGCCTTGCCTCGCATCTCCTTGAGGCTCTTGGTCAGCTGCCGGTACTCTCGGATCGACTCGACCTCGATACGACAGACCTTGATCGACTTGAAGTCGTTATACCCCTCAAAGACGTCGTACTTGTCCTTGACGGTGTAGATACCTGCCGTGGGCCCGCCGGCAGCAACGATGGCCTTGCGAATGGCCTCCACGTCCTCGCCCTTGACGTAGAGGTACGGCTTGAATCCCTGAATTCGCAGCATGATGCAGTCCTCTGCCTCGTTACGTCCGTACACATCAATCACGTACTTGCCCGAATAATCGTGCTCGATCCAATCACACGGCTGCATTTCAATTGACTTGTATATCGCACACAGTTTCCGTATCCGTTTTTATAATCTACAGAGTAATCAATGAGTAGCCCAATGATGAGTGCGAACCCCGTCTCGTGGTTCTACGCCCCGACCCGGGGCAAGAGCGACGTGACTCAGATGGATCACGATTTCAAGGATAATGCCGCACAACAGGCCTACTACATGAACTCGGCGCCGAACCAGCGGGCCTCTGCCTGCCAGGACTTTGAAGGCAACGCCGAATGGGCTTCCCAGTTCGTGACGATGAACTACACGGGAAATTACGGCAACACGGCGGCGGGCGGGTGCGATGCCGACCTCTACTCTCGGCTCATGCTCGGCGACGAGGGCACGCAGCGAGTCAAGGGCCACCAGCAGCTGTTTGCCCGACCTTGGGCAACGACGCCGAATCTCGGGGGCGGTCCCTCGGCGGCGGCCAAGGATACCGAGAGCCGCCTGATCCAGAGCATGCCCGTGCGTACGCCCAAGGAGTGCTCGACCGTCACGGACAAGTTCTTTTCCACGCAGTTTGACCCTCAACTTCCGAGTGTTCAGCAGGAAATGAAGGATGTCAACAATTTTGTGCAGACGTGGGCTCGGGGCGGAGATCCGACGCGTATCGTATACAAGAAAATCATTGATGAGTAGGTATAATGAAATTTGTCTTTTTCGCTCAACATATGCCAGACCCATGTGGTGCTTTTTTTCACGACATTGCACTGGCAAAAGAACTCCAGCGGCGGGGACACGGAATCCACTTTGTGACGACTCAGCGCAACCGAATGCCGATAAAGGGCGTCTATCGAGGAATCAACTGGACCTTTTACAGTAATGCCGAGGCCGAGATGCGTTCGGCGTCCATCTGGATGTCTCCGCACTACCCTTTTCTCCACCTCGTGCGCCGCCTCAATGAGAATTTCCGTAAGCCTCTCGTCGTGACCATGCACTTTGGCGAAAACACCGATAGTGTCGTGCAAAAGACGTCGGGGGCCTGGGCTGAATTCTTGTGGATCGTATCTGACCACATTTGCGAATACGTCAAGGCCAAAGTTCCGATCTCTCCGCACTTCAAGACGGTCGAAAGCGTCCGCCCCATCATGATCGAACACGAAATCAAGTTTCAGGAGCGAGGTACGCTTCCAGAGGGAGACTGCATAACACTCATTAACGCCAATGTGATGAAGGGCGCCGCATTGTTTTTCGAGTTGGCCAGGCGCTTTCCCTTGAAAAAGTTTCTCGGAGTGCGACCTTACTACAACGTCGTCAAGGTTCCTGAAATCTACCCCAATATTGAGTGGATTGACATTCAGGACGATATCCGGACCGTGATGCGCCGCACCAAGATTCTGCTGGTACCGTCCAAGTACGAGAGTTGGGGGCGGGTGGCCTTTGAAGCAATGTACAATGGTATTCCCGTCCTCTACTCGGCACCGATGGACTCCTTGAACTCTGAGCGGCGGGCTTCAGGGTCTACCGAGGGCATGGACGAGTGGATTGCTGGATCGCAATTCAAGTGCGACTATTTCAAGATCGAAGAATGGGAGAATGCCATAAACGCTCTCGACGATCCAGATACCTACAAGGAGTATTCGGATAAGGCTTATGATCGTACGTACGGTATGGAGGTCTTTCAGGATGTCCCCGTCGTCGAGCGCAAGATTGTCGATTATGGCGTGCAGTTTGCGCCCAAAGAGCAGGTCAGTTCGCAAGCGGCGGTAGGGCAGGGCTCGATAGTGTCGGGGATCGCTCCGACGCTCCGAATGCCGGCGGCCGGGGCGGGTAGTGGGCGGCCTTTCCACGGAGGTCGTTTTGTGGTGCGAAGGTGAGGAGATCCGAAAGCACCCGGGCGTCCCGTAGTTTTTGCCGTACCTCGTCCGTCAGTCCATCGTCGATCTTTGGTGCCGGAGGAATGTACTTGGTGCCCGACGTCTGGGGCGGGCAGCTCAAGGCATCCACGGTCTTCAGTACGTCGCCGCCGTGCGCCGCCAGGGCTGCCGCAGCCACCTCTTCCGTGACTCCCGTAAACGAGACGACCTGCTGTACCCCGCTCATCTTTTTATTGTCTATACACAAAGCACGAAAATGAGATTCATTGACGAACTGTGCCCTCCGGCGCTCCTGTATGCGCTCTTTCTGGCGATTCAGCTCGGTCTCGACGCCGCCGATTTTGCGTGGGTGACGTTCGCCTGGAAGTTTGCCTTTGGCGGCGCCACCGTCTTTATTCTCGACATGCTCTGCCGCCTTAACCTTGGCATCGTCTCGTGGTTCATCATGGCCGTGCCCTTTATCGTCACCGCCCTGGCCACCTCGATCGCCATGGGTCTCCAGTTCGACCGCATCGCCACCAAGGCCGTGTATGAGACGTTCATTGCATAACATTTACAGCAATCTTGCGTAAATCGAGTAATGAGTACCGCTGCCACTGCAATTTTCTGCATCGTACGGGCGGCCATAATCGTCAAGCGCTGGTTCGCATCTGTGTGCTCCCGTCCTACACCCGACCCCTCGATCCAAAAAGTGGAAGAAGACGAGCACACCTATGCGGAAACCTGGAAGTCGGAAAAGGGGTTCATGTTTCAGACCGTCTGGCAAGACGAAGACAAGAAGGTGCGGGTCTTTTACCCCTACGAAGAGATACGCCGCCGCCGGCCTACCGACGAACCGTCTCGGTTCTTTGTCGACTGTAAACCCCCCTGGTTCTTTATCGGCTGCGACAATTCCGTAGACCGCACCATGGACCTCGAGCCCTACGTGTGCGTCGGGAACGTCATCCGCCCGGAACTTTTGCAGCACCTGTTTCCCGGTTCTAAGCGATGGATCTACGTGCACCCGACGACGTTTGAAGAGACCGAATTCCCTTCGGAAGGTATTTCAATTGAGAATGACGGAAAGTAACCTGATATGGGAATACATTCGCCTCGATAACACTCTGTCTCCGTCCAATTTTTTGGAGAGAGTCAGCCTGTATTCATCCCTTTACGTTCAACCCATGTGGTCCGTGCTCTACTGGATCACATGGCTCTTGGTGCCGTCGCTCTTTGTCTATTTTGGCGGGTCATACGGCCAGCAAGACATGATCAAGACGGCCATGACCATTGCCAACACGCTGCACGTTGCTTACTCGGCGTTTCATCGATGGAAGGACGTGCTCCGACACTACGAGTTGGGCACCACGATTATGGGCTGGAAACTGCAGACTCTGCGGTCCCCAAAGATTCGCATTCAGTCTGCAGATTCGAGGCATCAATTTTTCGCACATTTGGCGGCGTTGCCGGCGGCGCCGCCTACTGCCCCTGCCCCATCACTCCCGAAAACATCGACTTGAAGCTGTTGACGAGCTCGGCACCCTGCTTGACCTGCGGTCCCAGCGCTCCCAGCGTCTCGACCAGCTGCTTCTGCGTCTCCATGAGCTCCTTCGTGTCGTTGCGCATTGCCATGACTTGGTCGGGCTTGAGTTTCTGAAAGGCGTGCAGAATCGTCGTCCCCGCATCCATGTGCGCCTCTTCGTCCTCGTCCTTGCTAGCCTTGCCAGACTTGCCCGCCTTGGCCTCGACGTGCTCGTGCTTGTTCTTGTCCTTGTCCGTGTGCGGCTTTGGCCCGTCGTCGTCCGACTCATCATCTTTGCTGGCGTTCTCATAGCGCTCCTTGAGGGTCTCGCCAGACACGTAGATTACGGCAGCGACCGTGGCGACGGCCCCACCGACCGAGACCGTCCACGGCAGGTGAGCGCCGTACTTCATCACGATGGCGACCACTACCAGCCAGGCCGCAAGGTAGGAGAGCTTGGTCTGCACGAGAAATACGATCGAGCCCAGGAAAATGACTGAGGCTACTGCAAAATCTGCGTTGCCGACCATAAAGGATCCTTTCATTACTGTATGCTGCTATTTTATACATATGTAACGCCCGGTGGCGAAGGAACAGCGTCGGCAATACCTCCAGCGCCAGCGCCGGTGAACGTGTACCCCGCCCGAGGCTGGTGGAGAGCCAAAATGGGATTGCTTCCACTCGACGATTCAACGGGTGCGTACTCGCCTCCCCTCTGGGAGCGGCGTGAACGGCGGCGCAGCTGCTTGCGACGACGGCCGCCCATACTCCCACAAGAGCTGCCTCCCCGGCGAGATTTGCGACGGCGGCCACCCATCAGTTCTTGGTTGAGTCCACCTCGCTCCGCCCCATGGCTACCCCCCGTCATGTTTCCAGGCCGAGGCACGCCGCACTCGCCCCCCATATTGTTCCATAGCGCATTGCCGCCGCCCGTGCCGCCCGCATCGCCCATTATCGAGCCGCCAAACCCGTAGCCACCTCCTCGGCGGCTCTTGCGGCGATTCCTGCGAGTATGCTTCTTATTGCGGTGCATCTATTTGTACTTGTGCGAGATTCTATTGCGGGAGCAGAGGCGTCCACGTATCGTCGTCCTCGTTCTTGACGCACTCGAGCCGAAAGACCTTGCCCAACGCCGATAAGCGCTTCGACAGCGCCAGCGTCTTTACCCGCAAATACCCTCCCGCCGCAAGTCGGTACACGTCCGGAACCTCGGTTGCATGAATCTCGTAGGTCGTCGTGGTTGGCAGGGGCGCCGCCAACGAAAACTTGCCCGTCGATCCCTTGCCGTTCGTATAGTACTCGTAGCCCCGTATACTGGCCCCGACGTGATTTCGGAGCGCAAACGCTCTCGACTCAAACCCTGGGCACGAAGTGTATACCAAGGGAAACACTTCCTGTAAAAACGCTTGGCGCCACGCAAATGTCGTGGTCTTGAACATTGGAGACCCGTTCCACATCCACACATCTGCGATAAACACATGTGTGGGCGTGTACTCTACCCGCAAAATGGTGTCTTCAAAGCACCTGTCGTCGAGAACGATTCGGAGAATCTGCACCGACCGATTCCGCTGCACCCAGTAGGCCACGGGCTGCGACGAGCTGTCTCGGGTCAGGCACAACCAGCCCGGAACGCCAAAGCCCTGGGCGACCTTGACCTCGTACTGCGCCGGAGGCGGGGCCAGGCACGTCATTCGCCGGTCCTCGTCCCACTTGTACACTGTCCGCAACCGATTGACCGCTGCCATTATACGTTATATCTTGCTTTTCGAAACTTATTATATACCCGGATGGGGCAGACCCGGCTGCGGCAGTGCGCTGCCTTTGGACTCTCGAGTCTCGATGGGCGGCGGCAGCGCTGGCGGAGCAGCCTTGACGGGCGGAGAGTCGTAGGTCGGCAGCTGGATGGTGGGCGGAGGCAGGGACGGCGGCGGCTGCGGTGAGGGCAGAGATTGCATAGCTGGCTGAAGCTGCGGTTGCGGTTGCTGCGGAGGCTGCGCAGCGGGAAGATACACGATCCTGGGCTTGGGGGGCTGGATAAAGCGAGTCACCCAGAAGACGGCAACGTGCAGGACCACCACTACGAGCAGGGCTGCCAGAGCGGTATACACGATATCGACCATATTATGATCTTCGTATGTTTGGAAATGCCGCAAATAAACCTACTTCAGCTCGGGTAGACACGTAAAGAGGACGTCATTCTCGGCCCACACCGACTCGCTATAGATTCGCACAGTAACCGGATCGAGGTAGTCAACCCGAGTCAGCTGATTGGGGTAGGGCATATCGACCATCCGCAGAGTCATGCTGTCGACTTCGAGCGGTTGGTATTCTCGGTACGTCTTGTCGATAGGGTTCAGAACCCGAGCGCCGCACCAGATCAGCGACGTGCTGTAGACCTTGATAGGACTTGTCCGGCTCGCCGAAGACATCGACAGGCGGGACAGGCGAACGATACGGGACGACATTGTGTATATTCCTATGAAATTCGTAAATTATACATACATGAGCCCCAGCGTGACTGCAAAGAATACACTGGCGTGTAGGAGAAGGCCAAATCCCGTCGGAGTCCCGTCCTCGGCGGCGATGCGGAACATGCTGTACGGCCCCGTGACCTGGACGACCAACCGGTCCATGACCCGAAAGGTGATGGGATTCGCCAGAATGTAAAAGAGCAGAGCTTGGAACGCCGAGATCTGGGCCTTTTGCAGGTGAGACAGTGCTGCCATTTGTGTATGATCTAGACTTTTAAGTTGAGCGACGTTGGGAGCGTGTCTCACGACCGAGTTGAGAAAGTGTTCTTGGTATCCTGAATGGTCTGAATCCACTGGGGAATCTTGTGCAGCATCGTGGTGATTTCGGCCTCGTTGCGCCGGGGAGGTTCCGCCGTGTCCAGCGCCTCGGTCGCATAGACGATCGACGCCAGCAGAAAGGGCTGCTTGGACTTGGCGCTTCCGGGATCCCAGCGCAGGCAGTACATCTTTTGCAGAGCGTCAATGAACTTGTTAGTGTTCTGCAGGGGGTCCCAGAGCATCCACAAGAGGTTGCGGCCGTACTTTTTGTCCACGTAGAGCCGCTCGCCGCACTGGATCGTCTCCTTGGTCTGCTTCTTCTTGAGCGAGGCGTACTTGAGCATCCAGGCGGCCCAGTACAGCGCCCTCGTGGTGTCCCGAGTCTGAATCGCAAAGCAGTACTCGTTGAAGGGAATGGCCAGCTCGTAGGGGTCGTCGGTCTTTCGGTAGGCCAGGCTTGAGTTCTGCGTCGTCGCCCGCAGGTTCTCCTTCATGGTGAGCGGCTGAAAGTCGTGCTCGGGCTTGATGGTCGGCAGAGAAATAGACTTTTGCTTTCGGGCCGTCGAAAGCGCCGTCGCCGTCTCGCATACGAGGTTGCGGGCATCCTCCCGATTTCGAATCTCGGTCATGTTTGAGATCGAAAAGTGGCCCTCAATGTCCGAGAAGCGCTCGTACTGCCCCGCCAGCCAGGGCATTATGTTGGGGCACGCCCGGTGTACGTGCAGGGCGGCCGACTCGAAAAAGGTCGACCATAGTGAATGTACCAGGCCGCTACAGAGCATCTCGAGACTCCAGTAGCAGGCGTAGTCGGCGTGGCCGAGGGCGATGCTTTCCATGAGGGACTTTCCGGCGAGCTTGCGAGAGTGGCCCGAAAACGTAAAGTTCTGAAAGTCGGCAACGCTGCGAGCGTCACGGATCATTTACTTTAAAACAACCCAATGTTGACCTGGAACGAACGAAGCGTCGTGGGGGGCGTCGAGCCGTCGCCGTTAACACTCACGTACATCAAGTCCCCACTGTGAAAGGTGTATGACTTTGAATTATTCGCAACATTCGTAACACTTCCCGTCAAGCTCAGCGTAAAGACTGGCGTAGACGCAGTGCTCATATGGTATACATTCAATGACATTGCCGAGGCACCGAGAGATACATTCGCAGAGAGGTACACGCCTCGGAGGATACAGTCTTGCTCGATGACGAACGGGGCTGTTTTTGTAGGATCGGTGATTGCATCTACCCTCCTTGTCGTGCCCGGGAGTAGGTAGTAATTGCTCGTGAAATCTCCGGCGGTCCAGTTATTCGTATCGAAAATTCCAAACACGATGTTGGTCGGAATCTGGGCGGCCGTGAACCCTAATGCGTTGGCGCTGTGGTACTGCAGCCTCGTGTAACTCAAAATGATCTCGCTGGACGGGTTGGTCTGCGAAATCTCGGCCATCGAGCAGTTCGTAACACTCGTGGCGTCGCCGGACGCCGAAACGATCGAGGCTCGCAGGTCGAGATAGCCCGCAGAGACGGTTTCGCACCCGATCAGCCGGGCTCCGGTGCAGTTCGTGCCAATCACAAAGAGGTTCGTGTCTCGTGCGCTAGACCGGTTCGCCCCCGCCACCCGGATGCACTCTGCGTATCCGCTCTGCTGCCCCGAGGCGTTTACGTTGATGGTCGATCCACGGATCGTGTCTGCCGAAGTCACGACGTTCGGCGACGTCGAGCTTCCGGTCGTCAGCAGGCCTACGCAGCTGCCCGACGGATTGTTGTTGGTCACGTTGATGACCATCGTGCGGAGCTTGGCAGACGGAATGTTGCCGTCGTCCACCGTCACCGCCGTATAGACCGCTCCCGCCGTGACTGCCGTCGACGAGGTCAGCGTGAGCGTCACATCCTCGATGCGACAGTTGGATCCCAGGGTAAAGAGCGTCGCCGAGGTCGTGGCGTTCAGGCGCTGGATCGTGACGCTCTGCGTGCCCGCTCCACGGATCGCCACACCCGAAGGAATGGTAAGTTCTGCAGTCTGCGTGTACGTACCCGGCATGATCTGCACGAGCTGTCCCGCCGAGGCCACCGACAGGGCCTTGCTGATGGTTGCAAATGAGTAGGTTCCCACGGCTCCGAGGGTGTCGCTGCCGTATACCGAGTCGACCCGGAGAATGTTGCCAAAGGTCCCGGCGACTGGTCCCGTAGCACCCGTTGCGCCCTGTGCACCAGTAGCGCCCGTCTCGCCAACTGCGCCCGTTGCACCCGTCTCACCGACAGCGCCCGTAGCTCCCGTCACTCCCGTCGCTCCCGTAGAACCCGTCGTTCCTGTTGCACCGACAGCTCCCGTCACTCCCGTCGCTCCCATGGCGCCGTTCAAGCTCACCGTGCTTGACCACGGGTCCACGCCCACAAACAAGCTATTCGAGCTGTAGATCACTCCGGTGTTCGTGGCAACCTGTTCGAGCGGGCTAGAGTCTTCAAACAGCGTCGCACTCGATTGGGTAAGAAGGAGCAGCTGCGTTCCTGAAATAGACGTCAGGGCGGCCGTAGGCAGGGTAAAGTTCGACGTATAGACTGGCGAACCGACCACGACACGGAAGTTGGTCATGTAGCCCGTAAAGGCATTGCTGCTCGCATCCGGAACGGAAAAGTTGCCGATCGCAAAGTTGTTTGACGCATCGTTGAGAGACCCCGTGAAATTCGCCGACGCATCGTGGAAGCCATTGAGGTAGCATCGGACATTGCCCTGCTCGTTGCGTACCAGCGCCAGGTGGTTCCACACATCCGTGTAAAACGTCGGCGATCCCGGCGCATCGCTGATGCTTTGACTGAATATGCTCGAACCTCCCATAAACACATCAACGCTTGCGTGCCTGTACGGATCAGTGCCCGCCCACGCTCCGCTCATCTGCACACAGAGAGTCGCTCCGCTGGCCGTGTTTGATGCGTTCCAGAGAGAAAACAGCACGGGGTTCAGCGCAGGAACCGGTGCATGGGGGAACTTGACCCAGGCTTCGATCGCAAACGGACCCGTGCCCAGCTGAATCGCATTCACGGGGTATTCTACGCTTACGCCCGTACCGGTGATCCCGAAATCCATGCTGCCTACACCGCCGTCAAAGAGTTTTGGCCCCCGCAAGTTCACGCCCGAGAGGTCAATGTAGTAATCGCCCTGGACTCCAAGCGTTGCCGCCGGTGCTCCAGACCCAGAATGGATGACCGATCCAGCCTGTCCAGCATCGCCCTGCACGCCCGTTGCACCCGTCTCGCCAACTGCGCCCGTTGCACCGGTTTCACCGACAGCGCCCGTTGCACCCGTCTCACCGACAGAGCCCGTTGCACCCGTCTCACCGACAGAGCCCGTTGCACCCGTCTCGCCAACTGCGCCCGTCTCGCCAACTGCGCCCGTAGCGCCCGTTGCACCCGTCTCGCCGACAGCGCCCGTAGCGCCAGTTTCACCAACAGCGCCCGTTGCACCCGTCTCACCGACAGCGCCCGTAGCGCCCGTCTCGCCAACTGCGCCCGTAGCGCCAGTTTCACCGACCGATCCTGCTCCTACTACACCATATGTGATTTCTTTGGTCGTTGGGTTGTAGTACAGCGACGACAGCGTGGTTGCCATACGTACTGGGTTGACATAGAATCCAGAGACGGTTGAATCAAGAGCGTTTGACGCTGCGTTAAGAATTATGGAGTTCTCCCCTTGGTTCGTCTGACCCGCCAGCGTACCGAGTGCGATTGCATTACGCCCCTGCGCAATACTGCCCGCCCCCCACCCAATAGCAACGGACTGTATACCTTGTGACGCATTGCCCGCTGCCCGTCCGATAGCGATCGCACCCGACAACTGATTCGAGTACCCTGCCTGGTTTCCGATAGTAATGCGGTCAGGTTGAGACCCTATACTCGGAGAGTTGTTAAACCCTGCTTCGTAACCAATCGCTATAGAATTCGGACACAGACCAAGATCTGCTGCTCTATACCCGATAGCTACGGAATTTGACGATTGGTTACTGAGTCCCGCACCAGATCCTATTGCAATGGAGTTACTCCCCTGCGTATTGGAACCCGCAGTGTTTCCAATCGCAATGGCCTGAATACCCTGCATGTTGTTTCCAGCGTTGCTTCCAATTGCGATAGCATTGCTGTTTTGACGATTGCGACCCGATTGAAATCCTATTGCGATCGCATGGGTGCCTTGACTAATACCTGCAGCATTTACACCTATCGCAATAGCGTTCGTTGTGGCTGCATTCGGGAATCTTCCCGCAGAAATATCTCCGAGAATCAAGTTTCCAGACGTACTCAGACTTATGAAGGTTCGGTTTATAGAATTATTATTCGTTGAAATCGTTGAACCGCACCAGGTAAGAATAGGGTTGTCAAACACTATACTGTCGTCTGCATTTGCAAACAAGAAATTTCCTACAAAGCCCGTCTCAGTGCTGATAGCCAGAGTAGGTCCAGTAGCGCCCGTTGCACCCGTCTCGCCGACAGCGCCCGTTGCACCCGTCTCGCCGACAGCGCCCGTAGCACCGGTTTCACCGACAGCGCCCGTTGCACCCGTCTCGCCGACAGCGCCCGTTGCACCCGTCTCGCCGACAGCGCCCGTAGCACCGGTTTCACCGACAGCGCCCGTTGCACCCGTCTCGCCAACTGCGCCCGT